ATGACCAACTATACGGCACTTGGCGAGTATACGGCCTACTCAGAGCAGGCCCGGGATGCTGCCGGACGCCGCTTCGCTTATATGAAAAATCTGGCCAGCCAGCTAAACCGAATGGCCGAACAACCGGATATGGTTGTTCAGGAAGAAGCGTTGCAGTGTGCTATTGCTGACATCATCGCCAGCGAAAACGAGATGCGCGCCGCTCTGGAAAAAGCAAACGCCTCTGCTCCGCTTTGCAATAAACCTCTTATTACGCCGGATTCCCTTTCCCGCTTCTGATTTATCACCCCGCCGCCGCGGGGTGCTGAACTCCCCCAGCAGTACCCACCACACCAGACCGTTTACCCTGTCCACTCAGACCACAAGGCACCTTAAGGGATAGCGCCCTGCAAAAGGCTTTTGTGCCTTTGACAGGGTGTTATTTACGGGCCGTCAGTGGCTCAGATTTACAGGAGAAACTCATGTCTGAACCCTTATCAGGCGGCGGAGCTGTGGCAGTCACCATCGGTGGTGCCAGTGTGTTTGGCCTTCTCACCAATACCGATTTCGGGGTCGTGGTGGGCGCGTTTGCCGGGGCGCTTTTTGTTGTCACTCAGCAGAAAGAAATCCCGGTATGGCGAATGGCTATTCACCTGCTCGTCGCGTTTGTGGTTGGCGTTCTGGGGGCTGGCGTGGCTGCGTCACTGATGCAGTGGCTGACCCACTATAACGACAAACCGCTCGATGCATTGTGTGCGGTCGGTGTCTCTGCTTTATCCATCAAGATACTGACTTTTCTTTATCAACAGGAAATTTCATCGCTGTTCGGCCTGTTTTCCAGACTGCGCGGCGGAGGGGGTGGAAATGGAAAGTAGCCTTGCCGGTATCGTGAACGTCTGGCTGTGTCTCGCCATTGTGCTGGGGTTGTTTGTGTATCGCCGCCACGGTGCGGCGCATAAACCGATGATTACCTGGCTGGCGTACTGGCTGATGCTCGGCTACATCATCATCCCGTTCCGCTGGCTGTCCGGTACATACACGCACTCCAGCTGGCTGGTTGTGGCGCTGAATCTGGTTTTCTGTGCGCTTATCGTGTGGGCGCACGGGAATTTGTCAAAAATCCTTTCGTTACTGAGGCATCCACATGAAATCAAAAGATGACATTTTTGATGAAGTCCTGGGCAAAGAAGGCGGTTACGTCAATCACCCGGACGATAAGGGCGGTCCGACCAAATGGGGCATTACGGAAAAAGTCGCCCGCGCCCACGGATATCGTGGCGATATGCGCGATTTAACCCGCGAACAGGCGCTGGACATCCTTGAAGCTGATTACTGGTATGGTCCGCGATTTGACCAGGTAGCAGCGTTATCCCCTGATATTGCCGCAGAGCTGTGTGATACCGGTGTGAATATGGGGCCATCCGTGGCGTCAAAAATGCTTCAGCGCTGGCTGAACGTTTTCAACCTGCGCGGCAGGCTGTACCCGGATATGGACGCAGACGGACGCATCGGACCTCGTACCATCAGCGCATTGCGCGCCTTCCTGAATAATCGCGGTCAGGACGGTGAACGGGTGATGCTGACGGCCCTGAACTGCACGCAGGGTGACCGCTATCTGGAACTGGCAGAGAAACGCGAGGCTAACGAATCGTTTGTTTATGGCTGGCTGGAGGAGCGCGTGGCGGTATGACGCGTCAGCACTGGACACACAGAACGCCACGTAAAGCCGCGCGCTGTGTTCTGGCCCTGTTTCTGATGATGTTGCTTCCGTTGGGATGCACAGACATTAACAGAGCGGGCCAGCTGTTTGACGCGGCGGCGCAGGTCTGCCGGATTATTGACGGTATCCGGCAGTGTTCGCAGAACTGATTTTTTAAGGTTTTGGACAGATGAAACAAAAAGAAAACACCGCGATTGCACTGGTGGAAGCCGCTGTTCCCGGGCGTCCCTTTAAGTTCGGACTGACGCAGGTTGTGGCTTTGCACGTCAGCGGAGAATGCGGGGAAATTAAAGCCCGTACCCAGTATGCAGATGGTGAAAACCGTTATCTGGTTTATTACCAGGACGCCCGCAAGGCAGCACAGCTGAAATGGTTTGGCGAGTCCATGCTGGAAATGATTGAGGATGTCCGCCATCCCGGAATGCCTGTATTTGCAGTCACCGAACTACCTGATGACGCAACGGTTTCAGATACCCGGAAGGGCGTTTGATGGCGTGGTCACAGGATATCAGGGACAAAGTCCGTAACGGGTACATCTTTGACCAGCTTCCGCTGGATATCGTCGCAATGAAGTACGCCGTGCCGCACGACACCGCACGGCGCTGGAAAACGCAGGCGATGAAGAACGGCGACGACTGGGACAAGCTGCGGGCCGCGCACGCGCTCGCCGGTGACGGGCTGGAAAGTGTCGCCCGCACCGTACTTATCAGTCTGGTGGTGAAGTGTCAGACGACGCTTGAACGGCTGAACCAGAACCCGGACATCCCGCCGCAGGAGTCCGTCGAACTGCTGGCGAGTCTGTCTGACAGTCTCAGTAAGGCGGTGGCCAGCAGTAAAAAAATCCTGCCGGAAACCGACCGGCTCGCCACAGCACTGGAAGTGGTGCAGCGGCTCGGCGCGTTCATCAAGGAGCGTCACCCGGCACAGTATGCCGCGTTCCTTGAGGTGCTCGAAGGCTTCGCTAAAGAGCTTGAGGATAATTTCAGTTAACCACAGCGGCCCGGTTTTCCGGGCCGTCTGATATTCGGGATTTGTAATGCAAAAACAGATTATTGGTAACGCAACGTTGTATTGCGGTGATGTTCTTGATGTGCTGCCGGCGTTATCTGAACGTTTTGATGCCGTCATTACCGACCCGCCTTACAGCAGTGGTGGCACACACAAATCAGACCGCAGCATGGCCCCTTCGGACAAGTATGTCGGTCACACTCAGTATGCCGAGTTCACCGGCGATAACCGCGACCAGCGCAGCTGGGCGTTCTGGTGTTCCATGTGGATATCTCATGCATTGCACAGGCTGAATCCCGGCGGTTATTTCATGGTGTTCAGTGACTGGCGACAACTACCGGCGCTTACCGATGCATTTCAGGCCGGTGGTGTGCTGTGGCGCGGTCTGGTTGTCTGGGATAAAACGCAGGCTTCCCGTGCGCCACACACCGGCTATTTCCGGCATCAGGCCGAGTATGTGGTCTGGGGCAGCAACGGAAAACTCGACAAATGCCCGCACGGTGGCCCGTTCCCGGGCGTGATTACGCAGCGTGTTGTCCCGTCCGAAAAACTGCACATGACGGCAAAGCCGGTTCAGCTGATGGCCGAGCTGGTTAAACCGCTGGCACCGGATGCGCACGTTCTCGATCCGTTTATGGGAAGCGGCACCACCGCCATCCCTGTACTTGCCCGTGGCGGACGGTTTACCGGCATTGAAATGACTAACCAGTATTTTGATATCGCCTGCGCACGTATCGAAAAAGCGCAGGCAGAAGCAGCGCAGGTGTGACGTGGCAAAACGTAAACTTTCCATTAAAGAGTTTCAGAGAAGCCTGCAGGAGTACATCGCCAACCTCCGCCAGACCATCGAGGCTGAATGTCTGGGGTTCGATGTAAACCCGCAGGCCACACAGGCCCGCCGGGCGGCAGTCTGCGACCCGGTGACGGGCTACGATTATTTTGTCGAAAACTATTTCCCGCATTACGTCCGCAACCCGGCAAAAAGTGAGCTGCATAAATACCTGTTCAGCCGTCTGCCACAGGTTGTGGCAAGCCCGGCCCCGGAGAACGACGCCATCGCCGCGCCTCGTGGTGAGGCAAAATCCACGCTGGTGACTCAGCTGTTTACCCTGTGGACCATTATCCGGGCCATTAAGCATTACCCGGTCATCATTATGGACAGTATCGACCAGGCTTATCCGATGCTGGAAGCCATCAAGGCTGAACTGGAATTTAACCCCCGTTTAAAAAACGATTTCCCGGAAGTGTGCGGGCAGGGGCGCGTCTGGCGTATGGGGACCATCGTCACGGCCAACAATATCAAGGTGACCGTTGCCGGTAGTGGTAAAAAACTGCGTGGTCTGCGCCACGGCCCGTACCGTCCTGACCTGATCATCCTCGACGACATCGAGAACGACGAGATGGTGCGTAACCCGGAGCAGCGCGACAAGCTGCACGACTGGCTCACCAAAACCGTGATGCCGCTGGGTGAGGCTGGCGGTAAAACCGATATTATTTATATCGGAACCATCCTGCATTACGACTCCGTGCTGTCGCGCACACTGAATAACCCGATGTGGAAAACGGCCCGTTTTAAGGCTGTCATTCAGTGGCCTGCCAACATGAAGCTGTGGGACGAGTGGGAAGAACTCATCCGCAACAAACAGCCGGAAGCGGCGGAGGCACTTTACCGGCAGAACGAAGCCGAGATGCTCGCCGGGTCGGTGGTGTCATGGGCGGCGCGTCCCCTGCTGGCGCTGATGAAAATCCGTGTTCGTGACGGTCATGACACCTTTGATTCTGAATACCAGAACGACCCGGTCAGCGGTGAAGATGCGCTGTTTGCGGGCTGCATTAAGTTCTGGGTTAACCGTCTTGATGAATGGGTGTTTTATGGTGCTGTTGACCCCAGTCTCGGGAAGAAAAACAAAAACCGCGACCCGTCGGCCATTCTCGTGGGGGGCTTTAACCGCTTTACCGGCATTCTGGATGTGGTTGAAGCCGATATCCGCCGACGTCTGCCAAACAAACTTATCGAAGACGTGATTAAGTATCAGCGGGAATACCACTGTCTGTGCTGGTCGTTTGAGTCCGTCCAGTTTCAGGAGTTTCTGCGTACCGTGCTGGTTGAGCGTTCGGCGGCGCTGGGTGTGCCGGTTCCGGCGCTGCCGGTCATCCCGCTGGAGGATAAGGCACTGCGTATCGAGTCCCTTCAGCCGCATATGGCCAACGGCCTGATTCGTATCAGTCACACACATCAGACACTGATTGACCAGCTGCGCCACTACCCCAAAGCTGACCACGATGATGGCCCGGACTGTCTGCACATGCTGTGGACGCTGGCGGTTTCGCGTAGCGCAAAATTTCAGATTCACACCCCACGCAGCACCGGGCGTGACCGTGGCGGGCGTTTTGGTTCAGGAGGATGGTAATGGCACAGCTTGTTGATATTTACGGACGCCCGCTGAAACGTGAGGCACTCAAAACCACGCAGTCGGTCAGAGTGGCGGAACGGCTGCGCATTTATCCCGACCACCCGTCCCGTGGTCTGAACATCAGAAAACTGCCGCGCATTCTGGAAGCCGCCGAGCGCGGTTATCTTCCGGCGCAGGCGATGCTGTTTGCGGATATGGAAGAACGTGATGGCCACCTGTTCGCCGAGATGGAAAAGCGCAAAAAAGCGTTGCTGACGCTGGACTGGTCGGTGGAGCCGCCCCGCAATGCCTCGAAGGCAGAAAAGGAGCTGGCCGCCGCCGTGGATGAATGGCTGCACGGCATCCCGGACATGGAGGACATCATCCTCAACGGGATGAGCAGTGTCGGTTACGGCTTCAGCTGTCAGGAAATCAGCTGGGCGTTCGTGGATAAAACGTGGTTACCGGATGCGGTGACGCTGCGCCCGCATAACTGGTTCATAACTCTGCCGGAACACAATGACGAACTCCGCCTTGATGACGGCAACCGTGGGGAAGATGGCAAGGACGGCTCCGCACTGTGGCCGTTCGGCTGGCTGGTTCACCGTTACAACGCCCGGTCGGGGTTCCTGGGTTCATCCGGCCTGTTCCGCGTACTGGTCTGGCCATATCTGTTCAAAAACTTTGCGCTGCGTGATATGGCAGAATTTCTGGAGATTTACGGCCTTCCGGCGCGTATTGCCTACTATGCACAGGGCACCAGTGACGAGGACCGGGACAACATTCTCGAAGCCCTGGTCAATCTGGGCCATGAAGCGGTGGCCGCACTGCCGCAGGGTAACGAGATTGAATTCAAGGAGGCAGCCTCCGGCGGGCCGGAGGCGTTCATGTCGATGGTGGAATGGGCGGAGCGTACCACCTCAAAAGTGATTCTGGGCAGTACGCTGACCAGCCAGGCTGACGGTAAAACCTCCACCAACGCGCTGGGTAATGTGCATAACGAGGTCCGGCACGACATTCTGGCCGCCGATGCACGCCAGCTGTCCGGCATGTTCAGCAGCCTGATACAGATGATGGCCAGCCTCAACGGCTGGCAGGATATCCCGCCACGCCGTCTGCCGCGACTGGTGTTTGATGTGCAGCAGGAAGCCGACATTAAGGGCGTGGCGGACGCCGTCAACGTGCTGGTCAACAATGTGGGAATGAAGGATATCCCGGTGTCGTGGGTACGCAAAAAAACCGGTATCCCCACCCCGAAAGACGGCGAAGAGGTACTGGTGCCGGTGGCACAGCGTCTCCCTGTGCAGGCGGGCCTCAGCCAGCTGCGTGAGCGGCTGAATGTTGCCGCGCTCAGTCAGCAGGACAACGGGGAGGACGACCCGGCACAGCGCGCCATCGACCGTGCAGAACTTCCGGCAGAGGCCATCGCGCAGGGGATGAACGAACTGGTGGCCCCGCTGGTGCAGGCCATACAGGAAGGCCGGGATGCAGACGAGGCCATGAATGTACTGGCGGAAGCGTGGCCGGAGCTGCCGGATGAAACGCTGCGGCAGTTGCTGACGCAGGCATTCTTTGTGGCGGATATCTGGGGGCGACTGAATGCCGACAGCTGACGATGTTGACCTGGGTTATGCGTACACCCTGAAACCGGAAGAAGCGATTACGTATTTCGAAAGCAAGGGATACGTTATCGGCTTCCGCTGGCACGATGTGAAGGACATCGCACACGCCCGGGCGTTCACAGTGGCGGGCGTGCTGAAACTGGATGTGCTGAAGGATATCCGTGATGGCCTGACGGCGGCAATAGCTGACGGCGGGACGTTCCGGGAGTTTGCTGCACAACTGGAGCCACTGCTGGAATCAAAAGGCTGGCTGGGTAAACGGCTGATTGTGGACGAGGACACCGGCGAACTGCACGGCAGACAGCTGACGCCGCGCCGGTTGCGCACGATATTTGATACCAACATTCAGTCGTCATATAACGCCGGACGTTATCAGCAGCAGATGGCGAACGTGGCTGACCGGCCTTATTTTGAGCGCGTGGCAGTAATGGACCTTCACACCCGCCCGAAACACGCCGCCCTGAACGGCTTTACCGCCCGGGCGGATGACCCTGTCTGGGCGTTTTTATATCCCCCTGACGGTTATCACTGCCGCTGCCGTATCCGGGCGCGTTCGGCGTCTGATGTGGAGAAATATGGCCTGACGGTGCAGAGCAGCGAGGGGCGACTGGTTGAGGTTGAACAGGAATATGGCCAGCCGGGCCAGACCATCAGAACAATGGGGCTGAAGATGCCGGACGGCTCCGTGTATACCGCCGACCCGGGCTTCGGTTTTAACCCCGGCAAAGTGGCATGGCAGCCGGAACTGGAAAAATACGATTACCGCAGCGCCCGCCAGTATGTCACCGGCACCCTGACCGGGCCGGATTTTGCCCGGGGACTGGCGAACGTCAGCGAACTGGATGCGCGCCAGCGATATCCGCTGGCCATCCGTTCACCGGAACAGGTCGCCGCCACGGGCGCTGCACGGCAGACGGTAAACCTTACGGCTGACGTTATGAAGCGCCTCAGTGCAACAGACACGCCCCCGACCGCCGCCGACTATGTGCTGATGCAGCAGACCATCGAACGGGCGGAGCATGTCACGCAGGACGGCAACGCGTGGCGGTATGCGTTACAGTCGGGCGACCGCTGGTCAGTGGCGACGGTTGAGGATGACGTGCTGACAGACTGGGTTATGCAGGACACCCCGGAGGCATCATGAGCACCGGTAAACTGGATATTAAGATTGATTTAAGCGCGTATAACACCACGCTGGGGAAACTGATTCGTTCCGTGAAGGACCGGCGCGACCTGATGACGGCGCTTGCGGGTTCCATGCTGGATGCGGTTGAGACTAACCTGGAACAACAGGGTCGCCCGAAATGGATGGGCTGGAGTCCGGCTTATGCGAAGCGACGCGGCCCCGGGCAAATCCTTCAGAAGTCCGGGCGACTGGCTGCCAGTATCCGCTCTGCGGTTAACAATAACGAGGCCACGGTCGGGACAAACGTCCGTTACGCCCGTATCCACAACGAAGGCGGCGAAATCCGCCATCAGGCACGGACGCAGAACCTGTATTTTAAACAGTACAAAAACGGCAGCGTCAGCACCCGCTTTGTGAAAAAGCGCAACAGTAATTTTGTGCAGAGCGCAACGGTCGGAGCGTATACGGTCAACATGCCCGCGCGTCCCTTCCTTCAGCTTGTGCAGGACGACATCGACGAGCTGGAGAACACCGCAAACCGCTATTTTGCGCGTGTGATTGACTGAATGGTCACAAACGCGCTGTAATCGTCTGTGACAACATAAACGCCTCACGGATGAGGCATTACAGCGCTGCACCCCGTAAATGCTGTCAGAATCGTTTTTAAAAGGGTTTTAAAAACGGTTTTATTTCCCCTTTTATCCTTTCCCGTTATGGCAGGGTGCTGAACACCCTCAACAGTACCCCGTTTTCTCCTTCCGTCATCATGCCGCGTATGAAGATGAACATTGCGGCATTAAGCCTCGAAATCACCAAAGCAACTCACAGCGAAATCCAGCTGTTTCCGGCAGGCGAGTTCAGTGCGGTGGATGGTCGCCCACATACCGATGAAGTCGAAAGCGGTAAATGGGTGCTGACCGCTGAACTGGCCGCGCAGCTTGTCGCACAGGTGGCAGCCCGTGCCACGCCTTTTGTCATTGATTACGAACATCAGACGCTGCGCGCCGTAAACAACGGCAAGCCCGCCCCGGCGGCGGGCTGGTTCAGCCAGGTGGAATGGCGAGAAGGTGCGGGCCTGTATGCCACCGGTGTGGAGTGGACGGAGAACGCGGCGGCCATGATTGCCGCCGGTGAGTACAAGTTTATTTCCCCTGTTTTTGCCTACAACAAGCGCGGCGAAGTGCTGGAGCTGTTACATGCTGCGCTGACCAATACCCCTGCGCTGGACGGTATGGACGCGGTCATGCTGGCTGCGGCCAGCCGTCTGGCGAGTCTGTCAACTGAAACGGAGACCACAACAGTGGATGAAGAACTGTTAAACGATTTGCTGTCCAGTCTGCGCTGGATGCTTAACCTTCCGGTGACCTCGACGGCAGAAGATATCAAAAACGAGCTGCAAAAAGTCGTTGACCTGATTTCGAACGGTCAGGGAACGGCGGCGGCATCCGTCAGCCTGCTGGCCCTGCTGAATCAGAAAGACGAGCAAATCGCCAGCCTGTCAGCAAATGCCTATGACCCGACGAAGCATATTCCTCTGACGGCATATGAAGAACTTCAGGAGCGTTATGCCGTACTGGCGCAACAGTCCGGTGAGGCCGAAGCCGGGGCACTGATTCAGGCGGCGCTGTCTGACGGACGACTGCTTCCGACGCTGGAAGACTGGGCGAAAGATTACGCTCGTCGCGATATCAACGGTTTTAAAACCTGGCTGGATAAAACCACCCCGCTTGCCGCACTCAGCAGCACCCAGACCGGCGGCAAACCACCCAAAACGCCGTCACCGGCCCCGGCGCAGATTAAAACCGGCGATGACGTCGATGTCGATATCGCCATTTGTTCAATGATGGGCGTTGATCCAGAGGATGTCGCCCGTTACGCAGGAGACAAGTAAATGGATCGCAATACCCCCTATCGTGACGGCGAACTGAACCCGGTGCCGGTTGCCGCTGCGACCGAAATTTTTGGCGGTCATATGGTGGCCGTTAACGCATCCGGTTATGCCGTTCCGGCCAGTGCCACGGCCTCACAGATTACGCTGGGCGTGTCTGATAGCTGGGCGGATAACAGTACCGGCAGCGATGGCGATGTCACTGTTCTGGTGCGTTGCGGCAAAGATTTTCTGATGGTGAACAGCACCTCAGACCCGGTCACACAATCGCAGGTCGGCAAGCTGTGCTACGTGGAAGACAGCGTGACCGTGGCAAAAACCGACAACAGCAGCGCCCGTCCTGTCGCCGGGAAAGTGATCGGCATCTGTGGCGATGGCGTCTGGGTTCATTTCAGTTAAGGAGCGAAACGTGATAGTCAACGCTAAAAACCTCAACCAGATTTTTATTAATCTGAAGACCACCTATCAGAAAGCCTTCGACCAGACTCCCACTGACTGGCAAAAAGTGGCAATGGAAGTGCCATCAGGCAGCAAGGAGAACGACTACAGCTGGTTGAGTCGTTTCCCGAAAATGCGCGAGTGGGTCGGTGATAAAAACGTTAAATCTCTGGAAGCCTTCAACTACACCATCCGCAACAAGGACTGGGAAGCCACGGTTGAAGTCGATCGTAACGACATCGAGGACGACCAGATTATGGGCTATGCCCTTCAGGCCAGAGACGCAGGCCAGTCAGCGGCAGAACTCCCGGCAGATATTGTGGCGTCCCTTATCAATAACGGTTTTACCAGTCCCTGTTACGACGGCCAGATGTTCTTTGATACCGACCACCTGGTCGCCGGTAAATCGGTGTCCAACAAAGGCACCAAAAAACTCAAAGTGGGGTCGCTTGCTGAAGCGAAAGCCTCCTACGGTGCCGCCCGTACGGCCATGCGCAGCCTGAAAGATGACGAAGGCGCGTCTCTCAGAATCCGTCCGAATCTGCTGGTTGTGCCACCGGCGCTGGAAGATGACGCGAACTACCTGATGACCGCCGAGAAGTTCCCGGACGGTACGCCGAACCCGTATCGCAACACCGCTGAAGTGCTGGTGATGCCGGAGCTGACGTCGGATTCTGCATGGTTCCTGTTCGACACCTCCCGCTCGGTCAAGCCGCTGATCTTCCAGCAGCGTAAGAAACCGGTTTTTGTGGAGCAGACGGACTACAACAGCGACAACGTATTCATGCGTAAGAAGTTTCGGTTTGGTGCCGAAGCGCGCTGTAACGGCGGTTACGGCTTCTGGCAGATGGCATTTGGTTCAGATGGTACGACGGAGTAATGCATGGAAAAGGTGATTGAAATTACCGCCCGCCGTGAGGGTTTTCGCCGCTGCGGTGTGGCACACAGCGCAACCACGAAGGAATGGCCTGTGGATGCGTTCACCCCGGAACAGCTGGCGGTGCTGAAGGCTGACCCCATGCTGATTGTGGTGGAGCGCGATAAAGCGTCCGGCCAGAACGACACGGCCCGGGGGGATGAACTGGCCGCACAGCTGGATGCCGAACGCCAGAAAGTCAGCGAACTGACGGCGCAGCTGGAAGAAGAGCGCGGGAAGGTCCGGGAACTGACAGCGGCGCTTAAAGCAGCGCAGAAAGCAGACAAAAAGGAGAAGTAACTCATGTCTTACGCCACACCGGAACAGTTCATCAGGGCGTTCAGTGAACGCGAGGCGCGCACACTGACGGATGAAGACATGACGGGATTCATCGACGAAGAAAAGCTGGCCTCCGCGCTTGCGCGCGCCAGTGCCCAGATTGATGGCTATCTGGTGGGGCGTTACCGGACCCCGTGGCCTGACAGCCCGGGGATACTGGTGGGTTACTGCTGCGATATCGCCCGTTATCACCTGGCGACCGATTACCGTATCTGCTCAGAAGAAATTCAGATGCGCTACCGGGATGCCATCCGCTTTCTGGAGAAAGTCGCGGCAGGACAAATCAACCTCGGGCGGGATACGTCCGGCAGTGTGATCCAGTCATCGTCACAGGTGCGTATCCGCTCCGGCTCCCGTCAGTTCGGGCGTGAGTCCACGCGGGGAGGTGCATTCTGATTACTGACATTGAACGGGCGCTGGTTGAGCGTCTGCGCTGTGGTCTGGGGCATATGGTGCAGGATGTCCGCACCTATGCCGGTGAACTGGATGAAGACCCGGGCCGGATTGTTCGCAGCCTTCCGGCAGCCTGGGTGACGTTCGGCGGCATCGTGAAAACCGAACGCTATTCCACGTCACGCCGGAAATACATTGCCACCGGACGCTTTGTGGTTGTGGTGGGTGATTACAACACCCGCAGCGAACAGAGCGCCAGACAGGGAGGCACCGTCCGGGATGAGGTCGGGACAAACCAGCTGGTTGAATCCGTCCGTCGCCTGCTGACCGGTCAGGATTTGGGGCTGGAGATTGATTATTTCGAACCCGGGCGGGTCAGGACGCTGTTTAACACCGGCGTGGCAGAGCGGGCAATGTCCGTGTTTGCCTGTGAGTTCGATACCCGCTGGGTGGAGCACGCGCTGGAGAACGGTAAATGGCCGGAGCGTGGTGCAGAAGCGGACCGCCTCTTCAACCGCTACCACGGCAGGCTGTCAGACCCTGACCCGGAACTGCTGAACCTTGGCATCCGGTACCAGATGCAGGACAGCGACGCGGAAATATCAGGGCTGACTGAATTAAGAGAGCAACAGCATGAACAAAATGAAGGTTAAGGCGGCTCCCGGGATGAAGTTCCCGATGGAGGATAACGCCCGGAAATACATCACCACGGAAGCGGTGACCGTTGAGAACACCGCTTATTACCGGCGCGCCGTTCAGGACGGTGACCTGATTCTGGTGAAGGCTGAGCCTGAAACCACCGTGACGGCTGAACAGGACGCCGTGCAGGTAAAAGCGAAGGCGAAGAGAGAGAAACAGGTGGATTCCGATGAGTGAAATTCAGTTTGACACCATTTCGGGCGGCATCCGTAAGCCCGGTGTGCATTTTGAGTTCAATACCCGGCTGGCCGTTAACACGCTGCCGGGTAACGAACAGCGTGTTCTGGTGATTGGCCCGATGCTGTCAGGCGGCACCGCCACGCCCCTGAATGCCGTTTCCGTGTATTCCGAAGACGAAGCGGATTTGTATTTCGGGGCCGGTTCGCTGGCCGCTGCAATGGCGCGCGCGGCCATTAACGCCAACAGTTATCTGCAACTGGATGTTATCGGTATTGCAGACAGTGGCGCAGGACAGGCGGCAACCGGCGCGGTTACCGTCAGCGGTACGGCAATCAGCAGCGGCACACTGTCGGTATGGGTTGCCGGTGAGCAGGTTACGGTGGATGTGGAAACCGGTGATGAACCGTCGAAAATCATTCCGGCACTGGTGGAAGCAATGACGCAGACGCCCTCGCTTCTGGTGACGGGGGAATACAAATCAGAAGCCTCTCAGCTGACGGTGACCACCCGGACCAAAGGAGCCTGGGGGAATGACATCACCCTGTCAGCGTCCACCACGGCAGGTGGTCTGACCGTGAGCGCCACACCGATGGCGAACGGAGAAATGGACCCGGATATTCAGCCCGCACTGGATGCGGTCTTTGCCGCCGGTCACAACATTCTGATTTGTCCGTTCAGTACCACGCCAGCCCTTGCCGCCCTGAAGCAGCATCTGGAGAAAACCGGGAACGCGATGGAACAGCGCGGCGCGATTGGCTGTGCGGGCTGGACGGGCAGTCTCGGGAACGGGATCACCCTGGCTGCCGGTGTGAACAGCGGGCGCGTGTCCGTCCCCTGGTATCGCGGCTCCGTGAAGCTGCCAGCGGTACTGGCTGCCATCTACGGCGCTGTGATGGCGGGCGAGGAAGACCCGGCGCGTCCGCTGAACTCGCTGGCGCTGTCCGGGCTGGATGTGGTCGCCATGTCACAGCGTGAAAGCCGTAACGAGCAGGAAAACGCCCTGCATAACGGCCTGACGCCGGTTGAGGTTGGCCCGGGTAACACGGTGCAGATTGTGCGTGCGGTCAGTACGTACACGGTAAACGCACAGGGCGTGACTGACGTCTCGTTACTGGATATCACGTCCATCAGAACGCTGGACTACACCCGCAAGGCGTGCCGCGAACGCATCAGCCTTCGCTTCCCGCGCGAAAAACTCAGCATCCGCACTATCGCAAAAGTGGAAAGCGAACTGTATGACGTGCTGATCAAGCTGGAGGAAGCGGAAATTCTGGAGAACGTGGAAGCGAACAAGGCAAAGCTGCGCGTTCAGCGAAACGGGAAAGATGCAAACCGTCTCGACTGCGTGGTTCCGGCGGATGTGGTTAACGGCCTGCATGTGTTTGCCGGTCGCATCGACATGATTTTGTAAGGAGCGCGGTAAATGTCCATTAAAGAATATGTCGGCTCGATTGTGCTGGAGGTGGACAGCCAGGAAATCGAGATCACCGACTTCGATGTTCAGATCAACACCGGGCGAAAGCTGGTCAAGACCATGAACAAAACCGGCAGGGCCAAAGGCTTTGCCCGTGGCATTGCCACTTACGATATTTCAGTTTCGGCGGTTATCCCTGATACCAACGAGCCGGACTGGGAAAATCTGGAAGGTGTGAAAATCTCAATTTATCCGCTCAGCAACAGCGGTAAGCGCACCTCCTATCTGGACTGCTTCACTGTTGAAGTGGGTGAGAAATACACCGTCGACAGTGAAGCGAAAATTGATATCAAAATGGCTGCACTCAGGAAGGTGACAGGATGACTTTGATTAATACACAGACCGGCGAACTGTCTGATGGCGTGGTATTTAACGGCACCGTTCATAAAAACTTTGAGCTGCGTCTGCCGGTCATGCGTGATAACGGGCAGGCACTGGAAGAAACCGAAGAACGCTTTCAGACGGTGGACGGCTTCGCGGCAGATTATTACTACCGTTGTGCAGTGATGGCGGCAACGCTGGTCCGTCTTGGGGATATCCCGCAGGAAGAACTGACGGCGGATCTGTTGCACGACAACATGACGCCGGACGATTTTAATATTCTGCTGGCATCACGCAACGTCCTGAAGGTAAAGCGGAACGGCGGGAATCCCGGCTCGCCGGACTCCGGCTCGCAGTCCTCATCCTCGGGCGCTACGGAATAACCGAAGAGCAAATCATGACCATGAGCCGTCCCGAGCTGGACGGCTGGCTTGCCGCCGTTGACAGACTGAACGGCGGCGGCTCAGGAAGAAAGGACACATCACAGACCACCCGCCAGTCATTTAAATCCCTCAGAAAGAAACGCAGAAAAGGTAAGCAGAAAAATGGCCGGTAATTTCAAAGTTGGCATGACCCTGACTGCGAAGGACGAAGCCTCGCAGGTCCTGGAAAAGGGACAAAAACAGGTTATCAAAGCCACCGAAGGTGTAACAAAGGCAACCCGGAAAGCAGGCGCAGAGCAGAAGCGTACCGAGCAGGAAAGCATTAACAGCACGAAAAAGGCCGCAAAAGAGATACAGCGTGCCGCCCGTGCCCGGGAAACGCTCGGTATTCGTGCAGAACGCGAGATCCGGCGTGAAATTTATCTGACGGTTGCCAGTTATAACCGTCTGGCCCGCGCCGGTTTTGAATCTGCGCAGGAGCAGGAACGCGCCATGCAGGCCACCCGGGAAAAAGCCCGGGCACTCAAGCGTGAACTGGATGGCGTTACTCAGGCTCAGATGAAAATGGCGAAAACGCCTGTTATCCCTGAACAGGGACGTTTTGCGCGTGCGGCTGCATTTGGCGGGAATGCCGTGACAACAGGCGCTGGTATCGCAGCAGGTGCGGCTATTATGGCGCAGCCGGTCAAAAAGCAGATGAGCTACGAACGCCAGCTGACAATGATGGCCAATACCGCTTTCAGTGATGGTGGTCTGGAAGGCAGGCAGTCCGGGCGTGAAAAACTGAAAAACAGTATTCGCGCGGCGGTAACGTATGGTGGCGGAACGAAAGAGGATGCCGCTGATGCAATGAATGAGATGTTGGCCAGCGGCGCTTTTTCCTGGGATACAGCGAATAATCTGTTACCGCAGATTATGAAATTTGCTACTGCATCCGGTGCATCCCCACGCGATCTGGTCACTATGGCGGCCAAAGCTAAGCAAACATTTGGACTGACAGACAACGATCTTCCGGCCATGTTTAATATGGCTATTGCAGCCGGTAAAGCCGGTAATTTTGAGCTACGGGATATGGCGGAGCATCTTGGACCTCAGATGGCGTTAGCTGGTAACGCCGGAATGAAAGGACTGGATGGATTCCAGAAATTACTGGCATTTAATGAGGTCGCAGGTATTGCCGCAGGCAGCAGCAGTGAGGCAGGTAATAACGTTGTAAACCTGTTGGCCAAACTTTTCAGTAGTGAATCAGCAACAAGGGCGAAAAGCATCACGATTGATGGCAAGGGTATTGATTTACCCGGTACATTGACCCGAGCTATGGAAAACGGCATTGATCCGATAGAGGCATTTTCACGCCTTGCTGATAAAGTCGCCGCGAACAACAAACAATATCAGGAGCTTCAGAAGCGCCTGGCAGCAACAAAAGACAAAGGCCAGCAGGACAAAATTCTGGAGTCTATGGCGAAAATTCTTGAGGGGTTCGGTGTTGGTGAGCTTGTCGGTGATATGCAGGCACTGAAGGCAATCCTGGCTTACAGGAATAACCCGGAATACCGAAAGCAGGTCGAAGCTGAAATCAGTCAGCAACGCACCCTGCCAGAAGGTCAGCGCGCGGGTGATGTGGATTTTAAATTCATATCAGACACGAATGATTTTAAAACCGGGCAGGCTAAAAACACGCTTGAATTTTCACAAATGGACAGCATGAAAAAGCTGGCTGATGCGTCCGGTGCTGTGGCTGATGCCATAAGCTGGGCGGGTGAAGAGTTTCCGGGGCTGACCACGGCAGTGGTGGGTGCCACGACCGCCATTGAAGCGATGACCGCAGCAGCCCTGACATGGGCCGGGATCAAAATCCTGACCGGGAGTAAACCCGGTGGCAAGGCTGGCGAGGTTGTCGGTGATGTCATTGAAAACACGGTCAAAAAAGGCAAAGGATTTAAATTCCCCGGCATTGCCGGTGGCCTGCTTTCTTTCGGTAGCACCGTTACGGCACTGGCCACTGCAACCAGCCCGGAAGAAGACGCCGCCGTCGAAGGAAGCGAGGAGCGCTGGAAAAATATACGGGCTAAATATCCTCAGTGGCTGATTGATGCTGCCCGTGAAAAATATCAGCCGTGGTGGCAGTTTGGCGAAGGTTACTCAACAGAAAACGAGAAATGGATCCAGCAGTATCTTGACGAACTGAAAAAAACCGGGGTTATCGCCGGTGATTCTCTGCCAACACCAGAACAAGTCCGACAGCAAGCCGGAATGGCAGCGCCTGAACCGGCATCAAAGCCCCCCGGACGCATCAACCAGCCGGAATACCTCACGCACTGGGGACCACCTGCCAGCCCCATAAATTTCACCACACAACTGGTGCTCGATGGTCAGGTCGTGGCGGAAGCAGTGAACAAATACAACCTTCAGGACGGCAACAGAGGCACGGGAGGAACTTACTGATGGGCTGGGCTGAAAACCTGCAAAACGCTTCCTTTCGCGGTGTGCAGTTTGATGTACTGAACACGGATGAACAAATCAGCCGCGACCATGCGGTCTATGAATACCCGTTTGTTGACGGGGCGGATTTGCACGACCTCGGGCGCAAGGCGCGACCGTTCCGCATGACGGCGTTCCTGTGGGGGGAGTATTACGAATATAAACTCGAAAAGCTGATCGCCGCCCTGGACGAAGGCGGCGATGGTGAGCTGATTCACCCGGTTTATGGCTCCGTTCCGTCGGTGATTGTGACCGGCTACAGCATTCGCCATGACGCAGAAAGCCCGGACAGCTGCACCATCGACATGAGCTTTCTGGAGAACCGCACCGGCAGCGCGTTGTTCAGCACCCCGTTACCGGAGCTGTTTGCACAGCAGTTATTTGAAGAACTGGATAAGTTACTGGCACAGTTAAGCGAATTATTTGACGCTGTTACGGCCCCTTTAAAGACCATTAACAGCGTGATTAAAAAAATCCAGACGGTACGTGCCACGCTGGTGAATACCCTGCTGACGTTCAAAAGCGATTTTCTCTCATCCATCGACAATATGATGTCACTGGCCAGCGAACCCGGAAAGTTCATCGGCGGGCTGGCAGAGGTGCTGGAAATCCACACGTCAGATGTCGGGCACGCGGTGCCGGTGCTGGAGCGTACTGATTCCGCCACCACGACCGGACTGACCGGGGAAGACAGCGTCGCCAGTTCTGCGACCGTGATGACCTGCTGGAATGAGGTGATGGCAGATATGGATGAGCTGGTCGCGCTGCCGGTCGCACTGGTCAGCGGTGATAAAACGCCGTCTGTGGCACTTCCGCCGGATGCGTCCGTGGAAGACGTGCAGGACGTGAAAGCGGCTTATGCGGTTCTGGCAGCCTCAGAGCTGGCCAGCGTGGCGACGGCGATACTGTCAGATGAGGCTCAGTCAGAGCAGCTTATACCGGCGGATATCGGGCGACTGGTCGGGGATGTGCGCACCCGCTTACAGGCAGCCATCACGCTGTTCCGTGAACGCTATGAAAGCGAACGCGAACGGATAACCGAAACCGTATCACCACTGGGGCTGATGTACCCGGGAATCATTCAGAGCATGAAGAACGTGGCGGCATCCGTGCAGGATGTCGGCCTGCTGGTTCTGTCACGCCGCCCACCGCTGACGCAGAAACAGGTGCAGGCGGACAGCTGTCTGCTGTTGCTGGCGTGGCAGTGGTACGGTGATTACAGCCGTGCGGCAGAGCTGCAACGTCTGAACCCGCAGCTGCGTGACCCGAACAACATAACCGCCGGGATGGTGATTAATGCCTACGCAAAATAACGACGACAAAATCAGCCTGGTCATTGCCGGAAGGTCGCATTCTGACTGGAGCAGTTATCGTATTGACAGCGATTTCCTGAAAGCCGCCGACGGCTGGCAGCTTCAGCTGGGACTGCCTGAAAAGGTGTTCCCGGCGGATATCGTCCGGGGTGCGCCGGTCCGTTTGCAGGTGGGCGACGAGACGGTGCTCAGTGGGCGCGTGGACAGCGTGCGCCGCAGTGTATCCCGTCAGAGCTGCACGCTGACCCTGTCCGGGCGTGATGATGCCGCCATCCTGGTGGACTGTGCCGCGCCGGTATTCAGTGCCAACCAACTGACGCTGGACGAGGTCATCGACAGGATTGTCAGACCGCTGGGGATACAGCGCATCCGTATTCAGGCGTCCGGTGTGTCACGTAATGACAAGGTCGTTATAGAGCCGGGGATGCGTGCGTGGGATGCACTGGCTAAAGCTGCCGCCGGTCGCGGCTTATGGCCGTGGTTTGAGCCTGACGGGACGCTGGTTGTGGGTGGCCCTGACTACACCACCACGCCGGTGGATACACTGATTATGAAGCTGGACGGCACCGGGAACAACGTGATGGAGCTGGACGATACCCGGTCCATTAACGGCTGTTTCTCCGAGCTGACGGTGCTGGCCCAGAGCCACGCCCGCCGCGCAGACAGCAAGAAACAGGTGGCCGTGGTGCCACTGGACATCTGGAACGAGGACGGCAGCGTGCGCACATTATCCGGGCAGGACAGCGGTAATACAGGCAGTGGTCAGACAGGCATTCATAACATGAAAGCCGTGGCCACCGACCCCACCGTGGATTATTACCGCCCGCAGATAATCACCCAGGGCGACACCAGCAACATGGAGCAGGTGAACTGGCGCGCCAAAAAAATGATGAGTGATGCCCGCCTGTCGGGGCTGGATATCGTCGCACTGGTTGCAGGCCATCGCACGGCGGACGGTGTCCTGTGGCAGCCCGGCCAGCGTGTGCGGATTGTCAGCGAACCCCACGGCATCGATGCCATCTTTTTTCTGATGGGGCGTGAGTTCAGCGGAGGCCGGAACGGGCAGACAACCCGGCTCCGCTTTAAGGAGGATGGCGTGTGGATACCAGATGCCTTCCCGCGCGAGAAGAAACGCCATCATCGCAGGGGCAAAAAGAAAAAAGAGGTCGCCATTGTTAAGGTCTGGGAGAAATGATGTGGGACAAAGTTAATCAGCGCGTACAGCAGGCACTGGCCGCCGTTCGCCAGGCGTTCAGGGTGGTGACCGGTACGGTGGACAGTTCGACCAAAGTACAGCTGCTTCAGCTTAACGGGCTGGCAGGCGAACAGCTGGACGGTGCGGAGTATTTTCAGCATTACGGCCTCACCACATCCCCGCCGCCCGGCTCAATGGGTATTGCCGTTCCGCTGAACGGCAATACCTCTCATACTGTCGTGGTGGCCACAGAGCACGGCGCATATCGTCTGACGGAACTGAAACCCGGGGAAGTGGCCCTGTATACCGATGAAGGCGCGAAAATCGTACTGAAGCGCGGACGGGTTATTGAAACCGAATGTGACGTTTATCGCGTGAAATGCAAACGCTACGAGGTTGAGGCAGAGGAGAACGCCACATTCACGACACCGTTACTGACAGCCAGTGACAGGCTGACGGTGGAAGGCAAAATCACCGGCAACGGTGGCATGGCCATCAGTGGGGGCAAGGGATACACTGCCACCTTTGAAGGCGATATCAACCATGTGGGTGGAGTGATTACCTCCGTTGACGTCACCATTAATGGCGTTAAAATCGGAACGCACAAACATCCAACCCCACACGGCATGTCTGACACGCCGGTTAATTAAGTGCTGAACACCCTCACCTGATTCTGACCTGTCCATGCTGCCAGACTGGCGGCATGGACCAGACGATTTCACCTGCAACCGGCGACTACGAACGCCGTCGGATTTATACCCTTCATAACGCGGTTTATCTGCGACTGGCGACACCGCTTGGCAGTTACTGGGCGGATGCGTCGCTGGGGTCACGCCTGCACGAACTGAAGCGGGAAAAAGACGTTTCCCGTGTTCACAGGCTGGCGGCGCAGTATGCCAGTCAGGCACTTCAGCCCCTGCTCGATGACGGGCGGGCAAAATCCATTACCGTTGACACGAAAGCGGGCCAGCGAGGCTGGCTGTTGCTGTTAATCACCGTCACGGATAACGCGGGCACACCGCAGACGTTTGAACACCCTGTGAGGATTATGTAATGCCGTTTCCTGTTCCGGGCGTTGCTGAAAACACAGAACGCCAGCTACGTGATATCGCTAACGCCCTGCCGGGAGAAACCATCGATACCGGCGCAGACAGCGATTACCGCATTCGTGCAAATGCCGTATCCGGCGTGGCGGACGGGCTTTATATGCATCAGGGGTGGATACTCCGGCAGGTGTTTCCTGACACGGCAGACCCTGAATATCTGGAGCTGCACTGCCGTACGCGCAATGTTTTTCGTAAAAAAGCAACGGCCTCATCCGGTCCGGTAGTGATTACCGGTACCCCCGGTAAGACGCTGCCAGCCGGTGCGGAAATTCGTGGTGAAGGTGTCAGCGTGACCACCACAGCAGACTGCACCGTCGGCGATGAAGGCAGCGCAGAGGTGACGGTAAAAAGCACCGCCACGGGTGCACAGACGAACGCATCCGCAACGCAGACAGCGACTCTGGTCAGCCCGCCGGAAGGCATCAACAGCACGGTGACGATTAAATCCCTGACCGGCGGAACGGACAGGGAAAGCGACGCCGACCTGCTGGCGCGTTATCTGGATATTCTGCGCAGGCCGCCCGCTGGCGGTAACAAATATGATTACAAACGCTGGGCGCTGGAAGTGGATGGCGTTACGTCTGCGTATGTGGAGCCGTTACGTCGTGGGCTGGGGACGGTTGATGTGGCCATTACGTCAGCCAATGACCTCCCTTCGCAGGAACTGATTAATGCCGTGCTGGCACATATTGAGGAAGTCCGCCCGGTCACAGCGAGGGACACAATGGTACTGGCCCCGACGAAAAAAGCCGTTGATTTCGTTGTCCGGGTAAAAACCAGCGGCCTGACCGTTGAGCAGATAAAACCGCAGATAACTGACGTTATCACGGATTTTATGAACCGACTGGAGCCGGGGCAGGAATTAATTATTTCACAACTGGAAACCCAGATTTCATTAATTTCCGGTGTCAGTGACCGGCGAATCATTACGCCAGCAGACAATGTAAAAGCCATTATTAACGCGTCAACGTGGGAATGGCTGCGTCCGGGAAATATTGATATTCAGTCCTTTCCGCGTGAGGGGTGATTCATGAATATGGTCGATTTATTTCGCGCCATGCTGCCGCCTGTCAGTTATGACCAGAACGGAAAATATATTTCCGCAGAACTGATGGCCGAGGCTAACGTCATGGAGGCCGTGAAGGCCTCAGCGGCGCGCGTTCTGGCACAAATCACCCCGTTGCAGGCATCGATGACGCTGTCCGACTGGGAGCGCGTGTACGGTGTTGTCCCCCGTGAAGGGGCAACACAACAGGAGCGGCGGCAGAACATTCTGGTAAAAATGGCTGCCACTGGCGGGCTGTCAATTCCTTACTTTAAGAGTCTTGCCGCCAGCCTGGGCTACACCATCACCATTACGGAGCCGCGAGCGTTCCGGGTGGGGATAAATCGCTGCGGTGACCGTCTGCTGATACCGGAAATCCGCTGGGTGTGGCAGGTCAATGTTATCGGGACAAAAACGCCGGTCTACCGTTTCAGAACGGGGGCATCGGCAACCGGCGAACCGCTGACGGCCTTTGGTGAATCCATTTTAGAAAACACGTTTAAAGATCTTAAACCGGCTTTTACAGACTGTTATTTCACATATGAGGTGGAGGAATAATGCAGAATTTAATGCCTCCGGTGAATACGCCGGATAAGCTATTTCATGATGGTGACCCCACTCAGGGAATTGAGGGAACCATCGTTTACGCCGAATATATGAATAATCATCAGGCGGCAACGCGCGATTTGCAGCAGGAGGTGATTAACGTCCTTAAAGAGGCTGGCGTAACCCCGGATCCGAAAAAACAGAATCAACTGGTTGAGGCGCTGGCCTTATATGTCGGGAAAAAAGTTCCTGACGCATCATTAACGAAGAAGGGTATCGTTCAGCTCAGTAGTGCAACAGACAGTGATTCAGAAGAACTGGCTGCCACCCCAAAGGCAATAAAGGCGTTAGCAGAAAAAATTGCTGATTTACAGGGTACGGCTTTACCGGTCGGGACACCAATCCCGTGGCCATCTGATTCTGTGCCATCCGGTTATGCCTTAATGCAGGGGCAAAGTTTTGATAAAGGCTCTTACCCTAAACTTGCGGTTGCCTATCCGTCCGGGGTTATTCCTGATATGCGCGGCTGGACTATCAAGGGTAAGCCTGCCAGTGGTCGTGCCGTATTGTCTCAGGAACAGGATGGCATCAAGTCGCATACCCACAGTGCCAGTGCGTCAAATACCGATTTAGGAACGAAAACGACAAGTTCATTTGACTACGGCACCAAGACAGTCAGCACGTTTAACCACGGCACAAAATCAACAAATAACACAGGAAATCATACGCACAGTGTCGGTGGTGTTTATGGCGGCGACTCTGTCGGCGGAAAACAACGTGTGCAGGCGTCAGGGAGCAATCAGATTTCCAGTACTGCCGGAGCACATGCTCATACTGTCGATATTGGTCAGCATAACCACACCGTAGGTATTGGTGCCCATGCACACACTGTGGCATTGGGTGCGCACGGGCACACCATCACGGTAAATCCAACAGGCAATACCGAAAACACCGTCAAAAACATTGCATATAACTATATTGTGAGGCTGGCATAATGACTTTCAAAATGAGTGCAGAAGCACAAACCATTCGTGTATTTAATTATCTCGATGGCACAAATGAATTTATTGGCGAAAGCGACGCATATATTCCACCTCATACAGGTCTGCCAGCTAATTCAACAGATATTGCGCCTCCTGATATTCCGGCTGGTTTTGCTGCCGTGTTTAATGCTGATGAAATGAAATGGCATCTGATGGAAGACCACCGAGGGAAAACGGTTTATTCAACAGAAACCGGAGTAGCTGTAACAGTGTCTGAACTGGGAAGCCTTCCTGAAAATGTGACTTCTGTTTCTCCTGATGGCGAATACCAACGCTGGAATGGCAGTCAGTGGGTGACAGATGAAGAAGCCAGGCGTAATGCGCTGATAAATCAGGCGGCAGAGAAGAAAGCGGGTCTGCTTAAACAGATGGGAGAGCAAATCGCCGTTTTACAGGATGCCGTTGATTTTGGTGAAGCGACGCCAGAAGAACAGGAACAGCTGACAGCCCTCAGGAAATTACGAATAAAGTTAAATCGCATTCAACCGGAAAACGCGCCAGATATTGACTGGTCAGACTTTGAATAAATCAGACAGCCGCCCGCAGGCGGCTTTTTATCATTCAGAGGTTTTATGTCTGTATTAATCTCAGGCGCGCTTATTAATGGCGCCGGCGTTCCGATGGCGGGATGCAAAATTTATTTAGATGCACTGGTTAATACCAGTGAAGTGGTCACTGAATCATTCGCGGTTATTGAAACCGATGCGGCGGGACAGTATGCCTTTGAAGCACAAAAAGGCAAATACACCGTACACATCAAGCAAAAGAACGGCCCTAAGTGCTGCGTGGGTGACATTTCGGTTTACGACGACTCAAAGCCCGGCACACTGAACGACTTTCTGACCGCCCTCGATGAAGGTGACCTGAAACCGGATGTGGTGAAACGCTTTGAGGAAATGGTGGCGCAGGCGCAGCAGAGCGCGGAAGCGGCAGCGGAAAGCGAACAACAGGCCGGGCAACATGTCGCTGATGCGCAACAAATTAAGAGCGACTGCGAGACGCTGGCAGATAATGTTCAGCAGAATACAAACGCTGTGGAGGAAAACACGCAGCGCGTTGAACAGCTGGCATCAGAAGTTGGGCTGCACGCCGGGCAGGTGCAGCAGGGCGTGCAGAATGTTACTGATGCGGTAAAAAAGGCGCAGCAGGCAGCAAAGAATTCTGCTGACAGTGCCACTGACTCAAAAAACAGTGCTGACAACGCCGCCCTGAGCGAACAGAACGCACAAAAACACGCGCAGAAAGCTGAACAACATGAGCAGCAGACTAAACAATATGCGCAGGATGCAGCGACCGCCGCAGAATCAGCAGAGAACGCCAAAGGCGAAATTGACGAAATTCTGGATGGTGGCTATCTCAAGATAAAAAACAACTTTCAGGAAATTGTTGATGCTGGCCCGTCAGCACTGGCTCAGGCCCAATGGAATTTACAGATTTCCGGGGTGAAAAATAAACAGGTAATTGCCACCCCTTATACATGGCCATCCAGAACTGAGTATGAACAAAGGGTGCATCTGCCACTCGCCGGAGCTTACGGATTTGGCTACACGTTTGAAGATAAAAGCCAGGGACGAATAAACCTTAATGAAGGTTACACTGGTTCCTGGTGGTCACAGTGGGTAAAGCCGGGGCGTTATTACGTTACAACCAGTGATAAACAATATCTGACACCAGACGGGGGCACGTACGGAGTTGTTGATGCGCTGTGGCTTAATGGCAGCGGATATAACGATGCTTCGAAGGTTCTGAAAATACTGGCTTTTTACGATAATGACGGATACTTGCACATTGGCAGACGCGCAGGTCAGAGCAACGGGTCAATAAGCTGGCGCAAGCTGGCATCGCTCTCTGATGTCAGGGCCATGCTGTATTCATATATTTATAATAATTACAACAGAGAATGGCGAGACCCGGAACTGGGAGGTTTAATTCTGGCGTCATACCAGGGAACCGCTGACGGCGACACAAATATTAAAGTATCCCGTGGTCAGACTTACCCCGGCTCACGACTTGCACCTGTGGCGATAGAGTGCCCGTTCACCCCGTCTGGTACGTATGCGGCAACACCGCGATTCTATATTACCGGCTGCAAGAGCAAATCACTCCCCGGAACCTATATTTCACTGTCTGGAGCACCCACAACATACAGCGACCAGGCTTTTGTGGCGCTATTCATGAGGATTGCATGATGCAGATAAAAGAAATTACCAGCCCCCGCTACACCGAATCCGGTGCGATTGACTGCGACGTTCTGTTTGAGGAAATGGAAGCCCCTGTTCCCTACACTGCCACGCCGGACGATACAGCGAAAACCGGTCAGCAAATCTGGCAGGAACTGCAAAGCGGCAAATGGGGCGAGATAACCCCGTTCACCGCATCACCTGAACTTATCGCTGCGGCAAAAGATGCCAAAAAGCGGGAAATTGAGGCGTGGCGCACAGAACAGGAAGCGCAGCCGTTCACCTTTGAATGGAACGGCCACACCTGGAACGCTGGCCCCGACTCAATGACCCGTCTTTATCCTGTGGTAATGGCTGCAAAATCTGATACGGCACGAACCGCCCTTGCGTGGGGTGACGCCGATAATCAACAGGTGAAATTGTCGATGCCGGAACTGGAAGAACTGGCAGCCGCGATGGCGCAGGCGCAGGTTGAGCGCAATGACGAGATTTATCAACGCCAGCGTGAGATGAAGGAGGAACTGAATAACTTGGATGATTTACGCTCAATCAGAGCGATGACGATTAGCAGCAGTTAG